TGTCTCGTTCTGCGTGACCCTAGTATCTAGCAAGCCGGTAGCAGTCTCAAGTGCGGTAATGTCTGTCTCGTTCTGCGTGACCCTAGTATCTAGCAAGCCGGTAGCTGTTTGTAACGTAGAAATATCGGTGTCATTACTATCAATTTCAGACTGTAAATTTCCACTAACCGAATCAACAAAAGATGTAGTCGCATAGGAAGAAAGATCTTGATCTGCACCAGAAATACTTATTGTATTAGTTGCAGCATTATAAAATAAAGAGGTATTTCCTAAACCTGTAAATACTACCGTTTCTCCACTAGCTATAGTATCTGAAAGACCAGTTACTGATATATTCCAATCATAACCACCCCCAGCACCACCTCCGTCTCCTGCTCCAGAAATAGTTACAGTATTAGTACTTTCATTATACTCAACAGAAGTAAGACCAATGCCTGTAAAAATAACCGTTTGATTACTTTCTATACTGTCTATATTCCCAGTTACGTTTATATTCCAATTATTATAGAGAAGACCAGAAACAGAGGTTATATCAGATTCATTCTGCGTGACCCTGGTTTCTAGCAAGCCAGTAGCAGTCTCAAGTGCGGTAACGTCTGTCTCGTTCTGCGTGACCCTAGTTTCTAGCAATCCGGTAGCAGTCTCAAGTCCGGTAATATCTGTCTCGTTCTGCGTGACTCTAGTATCTAGCAAGCCGGTAGCAGTCTCAAGTCCGGTAATATCTGTCTCGTTCTGCGTGACTCTAACTTCTAGCAAGCCGGTAGCAGTCTCAAGTGCGGTAATATCTGTCTCGTTCTGCGTGACTCTAACTTCTAGCAAGCCGGTAGCAGTCTCAAGTCCGGTAATATCTGTCTCGTTCTGCGTGACTCTAGTATCTAGCAAGCCCGTAGCTGTTTCCAAAGAAGATACGTCTGTCTCATTTTGTGCAACTCTAACTTCTAATAAACCAGTCGCCGTTTGTAGCAACTGAACATCAGTATCAAGCAAACCTGTAGCGGTTTGTAAGGCGGCAATGTCGGAATCATTAGATGTAATTTGTGTCTGTAAATTACCACTGACTGAATTTACATAACTAGTTGTAGCATAATCTCCTGTAAGACTTGCCCCCTGACCTGTATATGCAATTGTTTGAGTATTACCGTCTGGATACTTTATACCACCGGCATTTATTTCTAATATTTGATTTCCACTATCATAAACCATTCCAGTATTAGATGCTAGAATAGCAGCGCCTTCATTTGTCAATAACTCAACAAATGTTACACCGGAGACACCAATATTATTTCCATTGGTAGATTTTACATCTGGACCACCAAGCTTTTCTGCTCTTGGAGTAACTAATATAGATCCTACTGACGGATGACTTCTAATAATATGACCAATAGATGTTTTATAAGATGGCGCAACAGGAGAAACACCAGTAAGTCCGCCAGCAATTTCGTCAGATAAGTATACTTCTGAACCTTCAATAAAATCAGAAGTATCAAGATGTCTAACGACACCGTAAACGGTCACATATCCAAAACTATTTGATTCTATATCATGAGTTGCAAGGCCAATACATTGAGATTGTAAAGATCCGGTAGCTATTGCTTTTGTTATAGTTACACTATTTCCTTGAGAACCTAAAACTCTTACAGCCTCACCATTTAAAATAACACCAGTGGTTTCATTCCTAGCTCTTAAATATTCCTCTTGTCCTACTTGAAGTGTTATGTCTGCTTCATTATTGTATACAGAAAGAGCGCCGTTATCTGTATCATAAAATACTCTACCTTGCTTATAAGTAGGAGAAACACCTGTGTTAAAGTCAAAAGCATCAACACCAGTAATATTATTCTCAGTTTCTAAAAATACAGCTTTACTAGCAGGATAAGTAATAAAAACGTTAGCTTCTTGGTTTAAATATATTCTATCAGAGCCGCTACTACTTACAAAAACTTCATCTCTACTTAATGTATTTCCAGAATAAGTTCCTAGCCCAATTTCAAATTGACTAGTATTTTGTATAGCGTAATAAGTAGTGTCTCCGTCTGATAAAGCTTCACTAAAATCTTGAAAGGAAAAAAGACTACTTGAAAAAGTAATAATTCCAGTACCATTCGTTAAAGTTCTCTGTTTAACTCTATCTCTAATTCTTAATGGCATATCTTACTCTCCAAGATGAAATATATAAAAAAGCCAGTGGCAGAACTACCACCACTGGCTAATATTTCTATTAAATAATAATATTAGAATGAGCCAAGAAGAACTCTTCTGTTATCTAAACAAGCAAAACCTTGTTCTGCCCAGCCGTAGAAACCTGCTCTACGCTGACGATGAAGTGTATCGTCTTCAAAGATCTGAAGACCAGCACGAACTGGCATTACAAAGCTGTCGTTGCTTGACATATCAAGACCAACAACAATTTCTGCATCTCCAGCAGGAAGAGTGCCGCCAAGATCGTTATCATAGAACAACTGGTACTCTTGACCTTCTCCAAGCTCGTCCAAGGTGTGCAAGTTGACACCAAAGATTCTTGTCAAAAGACCACCCTCAGAAGTAATCAACTCTCTACGAGTAACTTCATCAACTTCGTCAACACCCCAGTTACGAATATCTTCGTGAGCTTCTGGGCTAATATAAAGATCTGTCAACATTCCACGATTAATGGAGCTTGAATTTCCACCACCATTTCTGCGCATAGTAACTTTCATAAGAGAAACAAGTCTCTTTGAAAACTGACTTGCAGCAGCATCATCGTCGTAAATCAAAATGTTACGATCAACACCAGCAGAGATAAGTGTGTGCCAACCATCGTCGTTCATCTTCTTGGTAAACTGTGAACGCATAACGTCCATAGCACGACCAACAACATCCCAACGTGCATCGCGAGCATACTTCAAAAGCCAGTCAATAGAAGCACCAATGTCATAAGTAGGAACCATGACATAATCGCCTTCAACATGACGCTCAGGAATACGACCATGATTAGGGATAGTATAAGCAACAAAATCTTTTTCAGTGCCTGGAGCTAAGAAATCCAATGGAAATTCACTTGTTGCGCCAGGAGCAAGATTAACTACTTCAAAAATACCATCAAGAATATCACCGCTCATAACACCTTTACGAAGGGGTGTTTCTAGTGCTTTTGCCAATTCAGCAACACCAAGAAGCGATTCTTCTTTATTTTTAGAACCAGACTGCTGCAAAAGAGCAGCCATTTCATTACTATAGTCAAAACCTTTCATTTTATTTCTCCATTATATTTATTTATTTATTAAACAATGTTAATTTCAACTTTGCAGTATCCGTCAGAATCTGCAACGCCAAGGAAACGACCAACTGGAGCGCCAGTTACAGCAATCATAGCAGAAGCTTCAGAAGAAGTAACAAGTTTTCCATCTAAAGCAAAATATGCCTTTTCGCCAACAACTGGAGTACCAGAAATTTGATCAGTAACCACAGTTCCACGACGAAGCAAAGTAACTTTGCCGCCCAATTGAATTTCATCTTTATGCATGTTGTAATGCTGACGAGTCAAATCTAAATTAACAACATCGTTCAACAACAAACCTGCTGGTTCATCAGTGAGTGCTGAAACATCAGCAACTTGTGCCAATGCATCATCCATAGCAGCGCCGGAACCACCAGTTGAATGAACTACAATACCGCCTCTTTCTGCAACTGCATCATTTTTAAAAAATGAAATATCAGTTAAGTGTTCTACACGATCTGGTTTAAGAGCCATTTTATATCTCCTGTCTATTTTTTAAATTATTATATTTATTTGAAATTACTTATCTTTAATAACGACTTCTTCTACCCACTTAGCCAACGCAGCGCGTGTCGTAGATAATTCGTCTTCTTCGTTTTCACTTGAAACAGCTACATTTCCGACTTCTGTTTCTTCTTGAACTAATTCAGCAGCTTCTGTTTCTTCAACTTCTTCAACTTCTTCACTAGCCTTTTCTTTCATGGCATAATCTTTCATAGCCTTTTCTTTTTCTTCATCTTTCTTCTTTTTACTATGCATATCAGCTACAGTAGTAATGAACATATCAAATTGTTCATCAGAAAGACTAGCCAAAGTTTCATACTTAGCTTCGATTTCTTCATCAGAAAGACCAGCTTCTGCCATCTTATCTTTTCTCTTTTTCTTCTTGTCTTCTTCTTTCATCATATGCATATCGGCTAGAACTGTTTCAAGTTCTTCAGACTTAGATGCAAGCTCTGATGCAAGCGACTCAGACTTCTCACCAGCTTCAGTCAATTGTGAAGTAAGATCTGCGATCTTTGCTTCCAATTCTGCAACTGTTGTTTCCAACTCAGTAACTCTTGCCTCACGCTCTGACTCATTAGCTTCTGCAAGCTTTGAAGACAATTCGCTATTCTCTTTATTTAAAGAAGCTAAAGCCTCTTTTAATTCTTTAATTTGGTTTTCAAAAATCTCATTTGACATTATATTCTCCCTTTTAGAGATATTAACTTCTGAATAAAGTTGCTTCTCTTTTGTATTTACACCATTTTTAATAAAATTCAAGTTTTCTTCATTTTTAATGTTTGCAAATGAAAAAACCTTATCACGTTCAAATATTATACTGTCTGGATTTGCTGGTTTATTTACAAAACCCTTGCCGCTAAAAGTAACATTCCTAAGAACCCTACCTATCTTGTGATCTTGGTATGTGCCAGGACCACCATAGGCTCTTAGCTGTTTTGTTAAAAATGAAGATTCTTCATTTCTTGCTATAACATGGTTTCTACCATCTGGGGATGTAACACCATAATCAAATCCTTTAAATATGCATTCCATAGAAACATATTTTTCACCAGCTTCTATTTCTTGTATTAATTCTTCTGCTCTAGCTTTTAACTCAGGATCTTGCCATTGTCTGTAAATTACAGAAGAAACTAAAATATGATATTCTTCTGGTAAATCAGAAATATCAATATCGTCATCAATCAATTCAAAATCAATATCTACAGGCCAGCTATCAATAATTGAACCAACCATTTGTTTTTCATCGTGTTCCAAATTAGTTGGTTTAAAAACAGGCGTATTTCTAGCAGCCCATACTTCTTCCTTAGTAAATACATCATCGTTTTTATTCCATACTGTTGAAACTAATATAGAATACACCTTGTATAAATCAGGATCATCCTGAGAAGCAAAAGATTTTAATAAGTTATTAGACTTTTTATTTTCTTGAACAGGAGATTCAAATAAGATAGAACCTTGAGATCTTATCTTATCTTCTAATCCTAATTCTTTTTCTGAATTGTAAACTTTTATATCATTCATGTTAATTCTCATTACAGTAGTTTAGATAATAAGAAATACGCATATCTCTTATTTGTTCAATAGTTAAAGTTCCAAGCTTTGACTTAGCCTCACCAACCCATTTACTAAACTCTTTATGAATATGCTTATTTGGATTTTTAGCAGCCTTGGCTATTAAATCTTCATTAATTTCTTGTCCTATATTTAAATTACACAAAATTTCAAATTTTACCTGTTCTATATCTGAAAATTCTTCTGAAGTTAAATTTCTAATTGAACTTTTTCCATATCCTTCAAGCATTATTGGATTAACTATATCTGATATAGTTCGTTGTGCTGACTTTGCCCAAACTAATCCAAAACCTTCAGAAGCTTTTATTTTAGGAACAAATTCTTTCTGCTTTCTTTTTGATAAATCATTTGAATTTTTGGGTCTTCCTGGCAAACCTACATTATTAGAAGGTTGTTCTTTAACAGAAGTTTTTTCTTTTATATCAACAAGAGAGTCGTCTGTTTTTTCATCTAATTTAAGACCAACTTCAGAAGGACTACTAACACCAGTTTGTAAGGCTATTTTCTTCAATCCATGATCCTTGTCTACTTGATGATAAGGACTTACCTTTTCCATATCCTTACTATTCCTAGTGTTTGTCTCTTGCATCACCCTTCTATCTTCTATTTCTGGAGTAGCTTTTATATGCCTTCTAACAAACTCATCGCTTACTATATTTCTATCAGCCATGTTAAGTAGTAGATTAGCCATTGATGCAGGATCTTCTAAATACATAATATCAAATTCAACAATAGCAGGTTGTCTAAAACCCATAGCCTTTTGAACTATCTTTATTTGCTCATTCCAAAACTCTATTAGAATTGATCTAGCATAGTTAAGTCTTTCTACTAAAGTTTTAAGAGAAATAAAATTATTAGTTGTACCAGAAGAACCAAATGTTCCAGTAAGAGTTGGAGGTATGCCAAGACTTGCATAAATAGCCATTAGTGTTGGTTTATACTTTTCTTCACCCAAATAAGATTGAATATCACTACTTGTTTCCAGTAATTCAATATCTGGACCCCATATAATATCTACAGTACCTCCTCCAACATTAGCTCCAAGCATGTCAGACAGAGTTGATGCGGCAGTAGGAGTTGGGGCTAACTTATGCTCAAGACTACCTATTTTCCAAACCCTGATTTTATTCATAGCTCCATCTAAAGCTGCTTTATCGGTAAGCTGAAGTCTCTGGTATAAATTCAAAGCTTCAAAAGCAGAATATGTCATAGGGTCTGCCCAAGTCTGCCAATCATCTTTTTTATAGTAGAATATGCTCGTCTTCTCAGGAGGTAAAATTATTTTACCATTAGCTTCTGTAGCCTTG